TGATCACCCAGAGTTGACTATCCAATGCCACAGGAAGTGTGGTACCTATTTACCCTTGTTAGGTAAACGGGCAAACCTCGACTTGTTATAGCATCTATACAATAGATCAATGGCAAGCTTCCGACGGACTCGACGTTTCTCCATAAAATCTTTTGGAGAGGTTGGATCCGGGCCAGAAATAATCGCTTCATAGACAGATTCTGGGCTAACGACATGATCGTCATCCCAGTCATCTGATCCTTGATGCGCTTGGCTTTCCCTGAGAAGTTTCTTCATTTCTTCTCGCCTTATATCGAGGTAACTCGTTATAAGTGGGGAACTCTGGCTGTCGCTGGTTCTAGGCGCATTACCCATACCCAATGACTCCATAGTCATTGGATTACGGTTAATTGCACTAACAGCTATATCTAAGATAAAGCTCTCCAACTCGTTCTGATACGTTTGAACGGGAAAGGATGTGTTCCACCGACCTGTTACCCCAATTTGATTGGGGGCAAGTAGGTGCAAGTAGGCCCCGAAAGGGTTGTACTTGAGAAGAGGACACGTTAGTGTGACCTGGAAAAGATCAGAATTAATATCCCTGTTCAGATGAACAAGTCTTTTAATTCCTTTCTTTTCAAGCCTGGATAAATCTCCAAGCTTACCAGTTCGGTTGGCTAGTACTTGTAGGAACTCAAGGAGACCTTCGGTCCCCTTTGTGGATTCTATCAGTACTCTAGGAGGAATAGGGGATATCTCAATCCCTTCAGTAAATTGCCGTTTGGCAATCTCTGCTACTTTGTTACCTGAACTAGGAATAAGTGACTTTGAGTCATTTATACTTACTCCCAATTCAGACATCAAAGTCTGATACCTCTTAGCACCTTCCACTGAAGACATTCCCACATCATCACCAATTACCGCATAAAAGGATTTATCCTTCTTACAGTAGTTTATGATGACATGGTGAGCTACGGAAAAGGCAGCCCATGAGGTTAGTAACCCCATAGGTTGTCCCCTTTCGTAACGTATAGCTTCTCCGTTAAAGGTAAATGTTCTGTTTACCAATAACTGTGACCATTCATGTACTAGGTCGCCAAGAAGCGGTTTGAGAGCCGCAACTTGAACACTTAGTGGGAACCTGTCTGTAGCGGCCGTAAGGTCGAAACAGAAAAGTCCACGATGTTTAGTGAATTTCTTCACTTTGTTCCCTAAGACTTCATGTCCAAAGGAACCATCACATGGCATCCGTTTTAAAACATGATCCATAAGATAATTATGGATGGGTTTCAAAACAGATTGCGTCCAAATGTCGGGTATGCAAATTACCCTAGTCTTTCCACCACCTTCTGCAAGT